GCGATCGAAGGCCTGCTGCGCGACGCGGTGCAGATGGATACGGGAATCGCGCTCGACGCCGTCCTGATCGACGCCAATCCGTCCACCACGGTGCGGCCTGCTGGCATCCTCAACGGCGTGTCCGGCTTGACGCCGACGGCGGGCGGCGGATTCACGGCGTTGACCGGCGATATCAAGCAGCTCACCGGCGCGCTGCTCACCGGCACCAAGGGCAACGTGCGCAAACCGGCGTGGCTCATGAACCCGCAGCAGGTCAACAGCATCGGCCTGACCGCGGCGCCAGGTGCAGGCGTGTTCCCGTTCCGCGACGAGATCAGCCAAAAACAATTGGGTGGGTGGCCGGTGATCGACTCCGGCACGGTGCCGCTCGGCACGGTGATCGTGATCGACGCTGCCGACTTCGTCTCGGTCGGGGGCGAAGCGCCGCGGTTCGAGATCAGCGATCAGGCGACGCTTCACCTCGAAGACACGACGCCGCTCGACATCGGCACCCCCGGCAGCCCGGCGACGGTCGCGGCTCCGGTCAAGTCGATGTTCCAGACGAACAGCTACGCGTTGCGGCTACTATTACCAATAAATTGGACCGTTCGACGCACGGGCGTCGTCGCTTGGGCTGCCGGCGTGACTTGGTGAGTCGGAATCAATCCGAAAAATGGAGAATGTAAATGTCCGATGAGATCAAGAACCGTCTCGCCGAGGAGCGAACCGCCCGCGAGAAAAGCCAAGCCGAGCACCGCGAAGCGTCGGCTAAGATCAAGCCGACGCCGACGCAGGAGGAAAACGACCTCGCCGCGTCGGGTGTGCATGTTTCCGAGCACGAGCCGGACGGTTCGCCGGTCGAGGGCGCGCCTCCCGCAGGCGCGAAGGAGACCACCAAGGAGACGAAGCCAGCAAGCGGTGCGCAGCCGCGTAGTGATTACCAGACGCGGGCCGCCTCGCGATCGCATGAATGATCAACTGGCTTTCGCGCATCGCCAGCCGGTTCGTACGCAAGGGCGAAGGCGAGTATCACGCCGGACCCTGGTATCTGCCGATCACCGGCGGCTGGCTGCCGGCAGGCGTCGGCGAGAGCGTGAACTGGTGGCAGCGCGGCTATGATCCGATCGGGCCGAGCGTCGCAACCGCGATGGTCGAGGCGTGCGTTTCCGCGTACGCGCAGACCATCGCGATGTGCCCGGGAGATCATTGGCGGCTGAACGCCAAGGGCGGCCGGGAGCGGGTCAAGACCTCCGCCCTCTCCCGGCTGCTGCGCCGTCCGAACGATTATCAATCGATCAGCGACTTCCTGCTCAACGCGACACGCTCGCTCTACCTCGAAGGCAATTTCTACGCGCTCGCGCTGCGCAACGATCGTTTCGAAATCGACGAGCTCCACCTGATGGACGCGCGGCAGTCTCATCCGCGTCTCGCAGACAACGGCGAAATCTTTTATCAGCTCTACGGCAATGATGTCATCGAGACACGGCTGGCGCCTGGCGAAACGTTGATCGTGCCGGCGCGGGACGTGCTCCATGTCAAGCTGAACACCTTGCGGCATCGCTATCCGCGGCCACTCGTCGGCGAGTCGCCGCTCGTCGCCGCGTACTCCGATATCGGCGTAAGTTCGGCGATATCACGGCAGCAGTATTCCTACTACATGAACGAGGCGCGGCCGTCGGCAGTGCTCACGACCGACCTCACGCTCGACAAAGATCAGGTGCAGGCGCTTCGCGACCGCTGGAACGATCAAGCGAAGGGATTGCATCAAGGCGGCACGCCGATCCTCACTTCGGGGCTGAAGGTGCAGCCATGGGCGTCGGCCGGCAAAGACGCCGCGACCGCCGAAATCCTCAAATTGTCGAATGAGAATATCGCGCTCGCGTTTCGCATTCCATTGCAGATACTCGGGCTCGGCGGCTCGACCTTCTCGTCGACCGAAGCGCTCATGCAAAGTTGGATCGCGTCCGGTCTCGGCTTTGCGCTCAACCATATCGAGGAATCGATCGGCCTCCTGTTCGGCCTCAAGGGACAGCCTGACGAATATTGCGAGTTCGACACCGCGGCGCTTTTGCGCTCGGCCATGAAGGACCGCATCGAGTCGCTGGCGCGCGGCGTACAGGGCGGCATCTACGCACCCAACGAGGCTCGTCAGCTTGAGGGCCTCGACGCCGTGCCATTCGGCGATGAACCGAGAGTGCAGCAACAGGTCGTCCCGCTCTCGGCCGCCGAGAAAATTCCCGCAGCGCCATCGCCCGCGGCCGCGCCTCCCGCGCCGCCGCCCGAAACGACGCCGAAGCCGACACCCGATCCAGCAAAAGGCGACCGCGATGCTATCCAGCGCGAAGTCCGAAACCTATTTGCCAGCGCCGACCGGATCGGACGCCGACGAATTGCTTCTTGACGCATGGCGCGAGGCGCTCGCCCAGGCGCTCTACACCGAGCGCACCCAATGGGAGCGCCACCGCGAGCTGACCGAGGCGCAGACCAGGGCGATGATTCTGCAATTGCAGGCGGAGGCGGCCGAGCTGCGGTCGAGCCTGACGAAATACGTCGAAGCGATCGCCGCCAAGCTCACCAACGGCGCCGATGGCGCGCCGGGACCAACAGGATCGCCAGGACCCGCAGGCGAGCGTGGCGAGGCTGGCGAAGCCGGACCGCAGGGCGAGCGTGGCGATCCCGGCGCCATGGGGCCTCCGGGGCCCGCCGGTGCGCCCGGTGAAAAGGGCGACCAAGGGGCGCCCGGCGGCGCCGGGCCTATGGGCGAGCCCGGCAGAGCCGGCGAACAGGGCATCCCGGGCCCTGCTGGGAGGGACGGCGCGCCGGGCACGATCGAGGCGGCTATCTCCTGTCGTGACGGCGAGGTGCATTACCGCGGGCAGATCGTTTTGCTCGGCGGGTCTACATGGCAGGCGCGCGCCGATACCGCCAAGGCGCCGCCCCACGAGGATTGGGCCTGCCTCGCGGCGGCCGGCCGGGACGCGGCAACGCCCGTCGTGCGCGGCACTTGGCGCGACGGCGAGGCCTATGCGGCGCTCGATATCGTGGCGCTCAACGGCGGATCGTTCATTGCCCGCCACGATGCGCCGGGACCGTGCCCGGGCGACGGCTGGCAGCTCATCGCCTCGGCCGGCAAGCCGGGCAAACCGGGACCGAAAGGCGACCACGGCGCTCCCGGCGCGCGCGGCGAGCGTGGTCCGGCAGGCGAGCCAGCGCCGGTCATCCTCGGCTGGCGAATCGACCGCGAGGCCTACACCGCGCAGCCGATCATGTCCGACGGCGCCGAGGCGCCGCCGATCGAGCTGCGGGCCCTCTTCGAGCAATTCCACGAGGCGCGCTGATGGCCGACATCTGGGTCAAGGTGCTGACGCCGGCCGACAGCTACGCGCTGCTCACCATGGCCGAACTCAAGAGCATCCTCGGCCTGTCGCCGACCGACACCACCGAAGACGCGCAATTGGCAATGTGGATCGAGCAATACAGCGACGTCGTCGCGACGCTCTGCAATCGCGTGTTCGCCTACGAGCAGGTCGAGGAAACATGGCGCGGCGACTCGATGCCGTTCGACAGCCCGCGGCTGTTCCTCACGCACTACCCGGTCGTCGACGCCGATGTCGTATCGGTCGAGTCGCCGCGCGGCAGCATCGTCGATCCGACGCTCTACGAGGTCGACAACAAGTCCGGCAAAATGCGGATGGACAACGCTTGGGCCGAGCCGGTGACGGTGACCTATAGCGGCGGCTACAAGCTGCCCGACGAGGCGCCGCCCGCCCTCAAGGCGGCGACCGGCCTTCTGATTCAGGCGGCACGCATTCAAATGCGCTTGAACCTCACGAGCGGCATCAGATCGATATCGCACCGAGAGTCGAGGGTGATGTTTTTCGATGTCCAGCAAATGACCGGCTCGAAAGGCTCGGGCCCGCTCGCGGCCGCGGCCGATACCGTCAATTCGCTGCTCTACAGCTACATGCGCATCGAGGTTTAGACGATGGCCGTCAATTTCGACGTGCTCTTGCAGCCGGCGATATTCGAGATGTGGGGAGTGCCGGCGACCTTCACGCCGCTCAAGTCGCAGGCCGGCCAGCCGGCGTTCCCGGGGCGCGGCATTTACGGCACCTACATTCTCGACGTGGCGGGCGACGACGGCTCGATCTATTCCGACCAGCGGACGATCTTCGATATCCGCGAAAGCGAGTTCGCCACGCTCCCGGCGCAGGGCGATCATGTGACCATTCCGTTCGACTGCAACGGCATCCCGCTGGGCGAGTACGTCATCATCGACGCGTCGACCGACGGCGGCGGCCAGACCATGCTCACGATCCGCAAATACGAGACGTTCGAACGCTGATGGGCATCACCGCGACGCAGAGTTATTCGCTGGTGATCCGGGATGTGTTTTACGATGCAGTTTCGGCCGACCCGTTCTTTGCCGATTACGCTTGCCGCAAAACCCGGGCGCTGCGCGTGCAGCCCGACCTGCTGCCCTATCTCGGCGTCTACATTATCGACGAGATCATGTTGCCGGACGGCGATGCCAACACTGGCATGATCCGTTTCAGTCATACGCTGCGCGTCGGCTTCTCGGTCTTCATCGCCAATAACGACGACGCCGCGGCCGAGCTGCAGCTAGACGCCGCGTTCTGGCGGATCATGGGCCGGCTTTGGCCCGATCCGAAAATCATGAGCATGTTGGTCACGGCGAGCCCGGACAACACGCTGATCGAAGGCATCGCCAGGGGCGTGCGCCGGCACGAGTTCGGCGCCGGCATGCTCACCAACGAGACGCCGCTCGCCGAGCTGCAATATGACGTCTCGGTTCTCTATCGCACCGGCTGGGCGCCGCCCGTCATCGACGACCTCAACACCATCGACGTCATCACCGGGATCAAGCCCGGCGATACGCAGACCGAGATGGATCAGCGGCAGCAGATCCACGTCCGGTATCAATTCGACCAGCTTCGCAAAGCAATAAAGGAGCAGCAGCCATGAAGGTATTCAGCAAGGTCGCGTTGCGGGGCATGCGCCAGGGCGAACGCGCGCAAGCTCTCGCAGACTCCGCGCCGGCCGGCATCAGTGTCGTGCCCGACGAAAGATATCGCGGCGTCCTCAAGCATCCGCACGCCGGGGGCTTTGGCGCCAGCGGCGGCAAGGTATGGCCCGACGACCGCTTTACGCGACGCCGGATCGCCGACGGCTCGGTCACACTCGACGAGCGCGAGGCGAAGGCGCCTGACGCCGCTTGAAATCTCTCAACAACGAAGGAGCAACGGCAATGCCCATAAGCTTTGCGAATATCCCGGCCAATATCAAAGTCCCGCTTTACTGGGTCGAGGTGGACCCATCGATGGCCGGCATTCCGACCATCAATCTGCGCGCGCTCCTGGTTGGCGTGAAGTCCGCCGCGGGGGAGGCGGCCGACGACATCGCGATCCCGATCGGAAGCCAAGCGCAGGCCGATCGCGCGTTCGGCGAGGGCAGCGAATTGTCGCGAATGTTTCGTTCCTTCTTCGCCAACAATTTTGCCAACGAGGTTTGGGGACTGCCGGCGAAGGAAACCACCGGCGCCGCTGTCGCCACCGGCACGATCACCGTCACCGCGGCGCCGACCCAGGCCGGCACGCTGCATCTCTACATCGCGGGCGATCACGTTCCGGTCAACGTCGCGACGACGGACCTGATCGCGGATATCGCGACTAACATCAAAGATGCAATCGACAGCAATCCGGCCCTCCCGGTGACGGCGACCGCCGCCCTCGGCGTCGTGACGCTGACGTCGGTATTCAAAGGCGTCAATGCCAACGAAATCACGGTAGGCCTGAATTACTACGGCTCGCGCGGCGGCGAGCAAACGCCGGTCGGACTTATGATCACGCTGCCGGCCACCGGATTGCTGACGGGAGGCACCGGCACGCCGGACTTCACCAACGCGATCCTCAATCTCGGCGAGGAGCCTTTCGAGTACGTGGCAATGCCGTACACCGACAGCAACTCGCTGTTCGATTGGGACCAGGAATACGGTTTCACCGACCAGGGGCGTTGGGGTTGGCAGCGCGAATTGTTCGGCCATGTGTTCTCGGCCAAGCGCGGCGACTATGCCTCGCTGTTGCTGTTCGGCGATCAGTACAATTCCGGCGTCGAATCCGTAATGGCATTCGAGGTCGCGAGCCCGTCGCCTTCTTTCGAGTGGGCCGCAGCCTACACGGCGAAAGCGCAACGCGCTTACATCAACGATCCGGCCCGGCCTCTGCAGTCGCTCACGCTCAACACTATCAAGGCGGCGCCGATCCATCAGCGGTTCGACTTCGTCGAAATCAACTCGCTCGCGTCGAACGGTCTCGCCATCCAGAAGATAGGCGGCGACAGCCAGCCTATGATCGCCCGGGAGCAAACGACCTACCAGCAAAACCAGTACGGCCAGCCCGACGACGCTTACGAGGTCGTGACCACGCTCGCCACGTTGGCGAAGCTGTTGCGGAACCAGAAGTCCGCAATCACCAACAAATTTCCGCGCTGCAAGCTCGCGGACGACGGCACGAGGTTCGGGCCCGGCCAAGCTATCGCGACGCCAGGACTCATCAAGGCCGAGCTGATATCCCAGTACGAAGAGGATATGTATAACGGCCTCGTCGAAAATCTCCCGGCATTCGCTCGGAACCTTATCGTCGAACGTGATTCGAATGACCCGAACCGGGTTAACGTGCTCTACCCGCCCGACCTCATCAATCAACTGCGCATTTTCGCCGTGCTCGCGCAGTTCCGGCTCCAATACGACCGCGGCATCGACACGCAGATCATCGGCAACGCTCCGGCGCCGTTCAACGCGGCGTCGGGACTGTAATCCATCCCCAAAACTCATAAGGAGTTACGAACATGGCCGGCCCTGCGCAAAGAATAGCGGGCGTTGCATTCCTCATGGTCGACAACACGCCGATCATGTTGCGCGGCAACTTCACCGTCAGCCCTACGCCCTACGAACGCACGATGCTCGCCGGTCAGGATATGGTCCACGGGTATCAAGAGCTGCCGCGGGTGCCGTTTATCGAGGGCGACATCTCGACCATGCCGGGCTTGCTCCTCAACGAGCTTGCCCAGCAAGCCAACATCACCGTCGTCGCGCAGCTCGCCAATGGGATGCAATACTCGCTCAACAATGCGGTTTGCAAAGGCGCGTTCGACAACAATACCAGGGACGGCCAAGTGCGCGTCCGCTGGGAAGGCGTCAGCTGTCAGGAGACGACAATATGAACGTGGTCGCCAAGGCGCAGCGCGAGGGCTTCGTTGAACCCGAAAAGAAGGAAGAAGCCATCAAGCCCGCGATGCCGCCGCCAGAAATCGCACCATCGCCCGAAGACTTGCAGCCGCTGGCGCAGGACGAGTGGCCGATCGTCGTCAAGCTGCTCTACAAAGGCATCCGCAACAATGCCGGCGAGACGGTGCGCACGATATCGCTGCGCGAGCCGCGCGCCGCGGACATCAATCGGTTCGGCAATCCGGTGCGCGTCAACCAGGACGGCGACGTTGTCATCGACGAACGCAAGATGACCTATATCATCTCGGCGCTCGCCGGCATTCTGCCGCCGTTCATCGAGGACATGGACCCGCGCGACTGGAATAGCTGCGCTTATCGGCTGCGCCGTTTTTTTCTGCCCGATCCAGCGGCTTGGTAGGCGACGAGGTCGAGATCATCCTCGACTGCTACCGCCTCGCGCGCTGGTATCACGTCAGCCCGGACGTTTTCCTATCCATGCCGTTGAGCGATGTCGCGCTGCATCTGCATCGCACCGCTCAATGCGATATCGCTCAACAGCAAGCATCAGCAGGCGATGACTGGTAATGGCTGAGCAAGAAGAACTTCGCTTAACCGTCACGCTCGCCGACAACGCGTCGGCGGGCCTCGCCAAGCTCAATGATCAAATTAAGCAGATCGGCGGCACCGAGACATCCCAGCACACCGAGAAATTCAAGCGCGAGACGCAAGAGCTGACCAAGGTCGTCAAGGGCCTGGGCGGCGAAGCCGGCGAGGCATTCAAGGCCCTGGGCATGCTTCGCCTTGGCCTGTCGGGTGCCGCGCTCGGCGTTGGGATGCTCGGCGTCGCGATCGCCAAGACCATCCACGATATGGTCGAGATGGGCGAAAAGATGCGCGACCTAAATCAGAAGGCTCGCGCGATCGGCGTCGACCCGGCGGCCATGAAGAATATCTCGGAACAGTTGGGCGTCGTCGGCATCAAGAGCGACGAAGCCGAGGCGGCAATAGCGTCCGTCACGAATGCGATTGCCGGCCTGCAGCGCGAGGGCAGCAAGCTCCGCGTCGACCTCATGAGGAATGCC